AAGATACCGGATATAAGAAAAACGAAATCTTTTGGGATCGTTCCCGAAATAACAATTAATGAAGGTATATGTATAGTATTGAAGACATTACGGCAATATCTATAGTTTGTAACACGAAACAATATGCCCGGAGAATGTATATTAGCTTTCGGCGCTATCATAATAATGTTCCCATGATTATTATTGATAATTCAGATCTTCGTAATGAATGCAAGGCATATTTGAAGACATTACGAAATACTTACACTACTATTATTTCATTAAATCAAAACATAGGACATGGCAGGGGGATGGACAGGGCCATTAAAATGGCAAAAACTCCACTTGTGCTTATAATGGATTCTGATACCATGATGTTAAAAAGTCCTGTTGAAGAAATGTTGGAACTTATGGATGAAGATACGTATGGTGTTGGATGGATATACGAAACAGGGCACGATGGTTATGATTTTGGGGCCTTTCCTCATCACAAGGATCCGATACCATATTTGCACCCTTATTTTGCGCTGATCAATGTTGAGCAATACAAGAAGTTTCACCCTTTTATTCATCATGGAGCACCGGCGTTTAAGGCAATGCTTGATATTTATAATGCCGGATTATCAGGAAAAATATTAAAAAGTTTTCCAGGACTTACCGGGCACACTTCAGGAAGAGGAACTAATTGGACCGGAACCCCAAATAAATATATACGTCACGATTTTGGAGGAACAAGAATGATAATGAAGAAATTGAGAAGACAAGAAATAGAAGGAAAATGGGAACTTTAAAAATTATCTGCGTGGCTTTTCAAAGGCCGATTCACCTGAGAATACTCATTGACTGCTTTTTGGTACAGACGGACCCCGTGTGGGAACTGCATATAATCCATGACGGCCCCGCACCTGAACCTGTATGCAAAACTATAGGAGAAAGAAAGGACCCCAGAATATTTTTTTCTTCCACGGAAATTATTAATGGGACCTATGGTCATCCTAACAGAAGAATGGCACTTAATGATATAACCCTTACAAGTAAAGATTTTGTTTTGATGACAAATGATGACAATTATTATGTGCCTGAGTTTGTCCGGTACATGAGATCCCAATTCAAGCCTAATGTGGGGATCATCTATAATGACTGCCTTCACAATTATTATAGCTATGATGTGCTTAAAAGCAAACTGCAGATCAATTATATTGACATGGGATCTTTCGTGGTAAGAGGGTCGGTAGCTAAAAAAATCGGTTTTGTAAGCAACGAGTATCATGCTGATGGAATCTATTGCGAACAGGCAGCAGAATACTGCAATCAACATAAAATGGATATTGTATATATTCCAAAAGCAATTTTTATACACAACTAATTAAATGAGAATTTTAGGATTTTGGCATTGTTATCTTATAAATCACTGGTATTCTGTAATTGCAAATCAGATGAGGATACTGCTTACCTCTGGCCTTTATGATGCTTCTGAGGTTATAAATGTCGGATGTATCGGGAATGGAGAAGAAAAAGCATGGTTTGATAAATGTTTTGTAGCTCAGTATCCAAAGCTCAAAATAAGATATTATTCACTCCGGGCAGAAGATTACGAGTTTCCCACGCTCCGACTTATTGAACAGGATAATTCTGAATATGCAGGATATTACTTTCATGCCAAAGGCGTCACCCATCCTTCCGAAACGGTCTTTAACCACTGGCGAGCGTGGATTGACGAGGCGGTCCTTAACCGATGGCAATTACATTATGAGAATATCAAAAAAGGATATGATGTTTCTTCTGTAAATTTCACGGCGTCCCCGGATCATTTTTCCGGCAATTACTGGTGGTTTAATAGAAGATTTATTGACCGCCTCCCAAAGATAGATCAGATGGATTGGAAGTACAGATGGGGCGCAGAACAATACATTTGCAAGGCGCAGGGGAACTTCTTTAAAGGGGAGAAAAAAGAACCAGGAACAGATACATTTTTAATGCAATACAGACATGATTGAAAGAGCAGTATTTTCTTATTTTAATGCAAAAAACACTTTTGCAAACCGATGTGGTTTTACTAAGTACAGCGATTTTTTATATACCACTGCACTTGCCATTGATTGCGCCTCTAAGCACTTTAAGGAGGTTGTGATGGTAAGTGACAAATGGGGAGTAAATATATTCCGTAAAATTGGAGTTCCCGTGACAGAATATTCGGATTCACTTGAAAGCATCAGGGATATCAGTACTTACTTCTGGGCCTATGGAAAACTTATGGCTTATGCAGAACAGGAAAAGCCTTTTGTTCACCTGGATAACGATGTGTTTCTATGGGATCCCCTGCCGAAAATAATCCTTAAAGCCGAACTTTGCTTTCAAAGCCATGAGCCTTTTGATAAAAAAGGATATCATTATTACGGGTTATTAAAAAAAGTATGGGAAGAAGCAAAGGTAAGACCGCAGAAGATTGTTGATAATGAAGTGACGGACTTTGCCTATAACTGTGGAATATGCGGAGGTAATAATCTGGAATTTTTCAAAGAGTGGATCGAGTGTAGTAAAGAATATATATTTGCCCCTGAAAATCAGAAGTTGTTTTTTGAGGAATTTACTCATCTTATTATTCATCAAAACTTGTTCCATGAACAATACTTTGCCGCATCACTTATAAAGATGCACGGCATGAGAGATAAGGTGGAGGTCATAAGTGAAGACGTCACTGATATCCCTGAAAAGTTAAAATATACTCATCTATGGGGAACTACCAAAAGGGATTTTTCTATGATGAGAAGGGTTAATATGAGGTTACAGATAGAGAATCCTGAATTACACAAGAGGGTAAAAGAATTTTGCACCAAAAATAACATAGAATGAAATATTGTTTATATTTGTACTTTCAATCCTCATTAAGTTGAGGAATTTTTTGAAACATAAAATTACACCTTGTATGAAAAGAGTAATTGAGAGAAAAGATTTGATGAGCAAGTCTGAGTATTCTAAGCAATATGGAATAAACAGGGTTGCAGTTGATAAACTTATTGAGGAGGGTAAGTTAGTTGTTGAGAGGATATCGGGAGTTGATTATATCCGACTCAAGGCAGAAGTACCGGCAGAAGTGAAATAATTTTTTTGTTTATTTTTTTACAATTTGTAAAATGGCCCGTCAAGAAAAGAATGTAGTAACTTATTTTCCACATCAATGTGAACATGGTAAAACTCTGTTTATATTAGAAAATAAGTATCCTTTAAAAGGATATTGTGTCTGGTTTAAGACACTTGAACTTTTAGGAAAAAACAATAACCATTTCATTGATTGTCGAAAAAAAGAAGATTGGCAATATCTTTCTGCTTATATGAAATTATCCGAGGAAGAATTACAGGAAATTTATGATACTCTTGCCGACCTTGATGCAATACATCCTGAACTATGGGAAAATAAAATTATATGGTCTTTAAATTTTATAAAAGGAATAAAAGAGGTATATAGAAAACGCAACAGAATGTGTTTAAGCTTTACTGATCTTTGTTAAAATTTAAAAATAAATCTGCGCCAGATATATAATAAAAACGGCATTCCTGATACAGAAACCACTATTTCCGGCGCAGAAAACGAATAATTGATACCCAAAGTACACAAAGTAAAGTAAAGTAAATAAGAGTAAAGTAAAGTAAAGTAAATAAGAGTAAAGTAAAGGATCAATTTTTTGATTTTTTTAAGAAAGGTAAATAAGAAAAATTTAACATATTTTTATTATGAAAAATCAACATTCTTTAATCAAAGATCTTAAGGTAAATTTTCCTGCATTATCTGAAGGTTTTTATAATGCTCTTTTGGAAAGAGTAAGGGTTCATCAATTTACGGAAGAGGAATTTGGAAAGGCCGTGTATCATGTTATTGACACCTTCACTGGAAATGATCTTCCAAAAATAGCTAATTTTATTCTTCACATTCATCCAGATGGGATGCCTCCTAAGCCAATCAAACAACCGTCGCCGAAAGAAATACAGGAGCAGGATGAAGCATCGAAGGCATACGACAAGAGAGTCGAAGATTTCAACAACTATCTTTTAAATACACCAATTGATGAACTTTAATTCATATCTTTGTTGTGCAGTGATGCCGACACTGCAATCTGCTTTCATTCTTGTTTCATGCGAGAAGTGACCTCTGTACGTGTTGCAGGGGTCTTGCTTTCAAAAAAAATATTTACCTTTGAACTTATGTTTAATTAAACTATCTTAGAAAATGACCAGCAAGAAAGTAAGACTTGAAGAAGAATTTCCTGAAACTTATAAGTTTGCTCAGGAAGTTGTGGGCAAGGTAAAGAGAGAGTTGTCAAAGAAACACTCCGTTACAAAGATTGCCTCGGAACTCGTTCAGCCACTTAACGCCTTCAAAGACAAATGAAGCCGGGACCGCTGAAAAAAATAGGAACGTGGATTAGACGGTGGTGGTATAACTACTCGCTGTCTAATCCTGTTTCTGAAACTATTCCACTGCCAGAACCGGAAGTGCCGATGATAAATGATGTTGAAAGTCTTTATGAGGTTATTGAATATCATGGACAGCGAATAAACCTTCACCGCTTAACTGAAAAACCGAAGTTTGAGAAGATGAACAGGGAGCAAAAAAGGAAGGTTAGGGAGCGCTGGAAACGCATGGAGAAAAAAGGAGAGATAAAATTTATTGAGGTTAATGATAAGTTAATTTGTGTCCAGAATAGAGATTATGAGCAGAGAGCAGAGCGGAAAAAAGAAAGGGAACTGAGACATGAATGATCGGCACTTGACATTTGCAAACCATGTTTGTATAAAACTTGATTCCGAGAATGACCGTATAAAACTCAAAAACGGATGCGAATTATTTATCGTTCAGGATGACAAGGATGTTACCGTCAGCGGAGTTGTCGCAGGACTTCCGTCCAAACTATACTATTCAGGTGAGGTTAATAAGGGCATGCCGTGGCTTTGTGATATGGAGTTAAGAATGGGAGACAGGGTGATTATTTACTACCTGTCAGTTGTGAACGCCTTAAAACAGGAAACTCAAAAATACTTCATGAAAGACGGTGAGAGATTTGTGTTCATTCCTTATTCGAGCATTTACGCAAAGATTGTTGACGGTAAACCCGTACCTGTAAATGGTTACTGTCTTATTGAACCATGTGAAGATCCTTATCAGATCAGCGTGAAAGATAAAATGGAAAAAATAGGACTTACTTATGTAGGCTCTATGGCTCCAAAGAGAACAAATACTCATGTGGTGTTTGGAGTTGTAAGATATTTAAGTGACCCGATAAAGGAGTATGCCGGGGGAGACAGCGACAAGGGTGTTGATGTAAAAGCAGGGGACAAGGTTGTCATGAAAAAAATAACCGATGTGCTTCTCCAATACGAACTACATTCGCAGGTTGACGACAAGAAGCCGTATTATCGTATCCAAAGGAGGTATTTATACGCCAAGGCATGAAGTCTAAAGTCTTTCATAGCAAGGAATTTTCGCAAATGATGTTCGATCCTAATAAAGTACCGGACGGGACCGATGTTCTTAAATACTATAAGGAACTTTGGAAACATAAAGAATTTCGTTTAGATCCAGGAGAAGGCATTGATAACAATAAGCTCATGCTTTATATTCTTTGTGTATATGACAGGAATAGTCCTTATCGGAAGAAATATCCTATTGATATTTTAAGAAGAAAAATAGAAGCATGTCGAGATTGTGGATTTGAGACAAAGGAGACGGGAAATTTCCCCTCGCCTATTGAGGATTTTTTAAAAGGCAATAACAAGGTTGTTAATCGCAAGGTGGTAGAGTATTGCCGTATGCACCGCAACGCAAAGTATTCATATATTGTAATGATTGAAACAAGTTATTATAATATGATGCTTGAGGTTATGGGCGGTGCTGTATCAAAGGCTAAGGATGCCAAAATGATACAGGAGGACCTTGAAGATACTATGCTTGAAATGCTTAATCAGGACAACAACGCTACAGTAAAAGACGAACTCCTCCGTTATATTGAGGATGAAAGGCTGGGATTAAGACCGGAGGATATGGCACAGAAAGCAAGGGACGGCGAAAGGATGATATAAAATGAATACCATTGAGATTTTAAAACGGTATCACAAAGAGGTTGACCCTCATATACTCGCATCTTATCAGGAGGCTCCGAAAAGTGTCTTTGTAAACACCGATGATAAAGATCTTATCCCAATAGAGATTGAACTGCCTGATATGCCGGAGGCACATTTGATAGACGGCTTCGGGCTACCTGCCAGAGATCAGATGTGGTGTCCTCCAAAAATGCCAAAAAGACTTAAGGACCTTGAAATAAAGTTTGAAACCATAGACGAGATATGGGAGGAGCTTGAATCCAAAAAAGATATTTATTCTGAGGAAATTGATTTTATCAGAACGCAATGGGACAGGAGACTAAATGGGTACTGGTTTTTCAACAATGGAGTTCCTACATACATTGATGGATGGAATTATTTTTATTGTGCCTGGTGGCATATTGATGTGGGCCTTCCGGGTTATAGGGACCGGGACCGCAGGTTCTTTCTTTTTGCACGCAAAATATATCTTGAAAAAAAATCGCCAAGATGTAATGAAGACGGAATTACGATCTTTGATAAGAAGGGAAGGCCAGAATGGATTGAAAGAGGAAGGCGGGTGTTTTACGGATTCAATTATCCCAAACACAGAAGGGAAGGAGCTACCTTTAAGGCTGAGTGTATCAACTATGAGATCATAAGCCGGACCATAAATGCTTTTGGAGGCATTCAGTCAATGACAGATACTCAGTCAAAGAAATGTTATCTGAGACACCTTATAGCGCCATGGAAAAAACTACCATTTTTCTTTAAGCCAAATTATGAAGGAAGCACAGCGCCAAAAACAGGACTCTGGTTCACGCCTCCTGCAACAAGGATAGCTTCAAGAGGATCTTTGGTTACTTCTGAATCAGGACTCGAATCAGGCATTGACTATGAAGTTGCGGACCCATCAGCTTATGACAGCACAAAACTTTATTTTCATCATGACGACGAAGTTGGTAAGTTGAAAAGAGGACTATCATGTTGGAGGCGCCACGAGATAGTGAAAGAATGTTTGTCTGATGGAGCAACCATAATTGGTTACACAATCAAAACGTCCACCGTTGGGGAAATGGAAAAAGGAGGGGGACGGGAGTTTAAGCGTCAGTGTGAACTAAGTAATTATTACGAAAGAAACGAAAACGGGCAAACAAGATCTGGCCTTGCAACCCTATTCATCCCTGCCTATGATGGATTAAAGGGATTTATTGATAAGTACGGCATGAGTGTTATCGACCATCCTACAAAAGAACAGGCTGAGTTTATCGGGGACAATATTGGCGCCAAGGAATATCTTCTGAATGAACGAAGAGGATTAGCATTGGAAGGAGATCAGGACAAGTTATCTGAAAAGATCAGACTTTACCCGATAAGGTATGCAGAATGTTTCAGGACGTCTCAAAAGTCATCCGGCTTTAATATGAACAAGTTGGAATCATATATTGATGACCTTGCCTTTGCAAAGAAAAATATTGTTGTTGGAAACTTTAAGTGGAAAGATAATATTGCCGATTCAAAAGTTTTATTTGAGGCAAATCCGAATGGCAGGTTTAAAGTCAGTCACCAACTAAACCCCGATGAAGCAAATCGGAAATATTACAGTAATGAAGAAGAGTCATGGATTCCGGGTAACACCCATTGGGGAATAGCAGGAGGCGATCCCTTCAAATTCAATAAGACAGAAGGGAACCGAAAATCTAAGGGAGCCGGAGCAGTGGTGCGTAAGGGCAAGATCAGGGACGGGGATTTTACCATGAAACGGAAGTTTGTCTGCACCTACTCGAACCGTACTTATGACAAGGAGGAGTATGGGGAGGACATGCTGAAGATGTGCGTTTATTACGGAGTGAAGATGTTCCCGGAGATTGATGTTCCGTTCCTTTGGGATTACTTTGACCGTAGAGGGTATGGTTCATTTTTGCTTTACAAGATTGATCCGAAAACCTTTGAGGTAAACAAAACACCCGGCGCAACTTCCAATAAGATCAAGCAGGATATTTTCACAGAATACATGGAATGGATTGAAAAAGAGGCCAAGGAAGAGACTCATATTGAGATTTTAGAGGAAGCCAGAGACATTGACGGAGTGGAGGACATGACCAATTATGACCTCTTCACAGCCGCCGGATATGCTCTTTTGGGAACACATGGTATCTATGACGAGATAGCTGAGTTGGAGGAAAAAGAATACACCCTTGATAATTATTTGAAAAAAAGAACGTATAGTTATTCAAAAGTTTTATAACTTTGGTCAAAATTTGCTATTACAATGGCGCTGTCTCTTGAAAAATATTCCACGTCAGTATTTTCTTTTCCAAATGACGATATAGATCCCAGGAAGAAAGATAAGGCATGGGCACAGAAATATCTTGAAGCCCTGTATTCAAAATGGAAACGCAACCAGACAGCTATTCCATGGAGTGCCGTTGAAGAAATAATTGCTCTAAGACAACTGGCAGACGGCAGACAGAACCCTCTTCAATACCAAAAAATACTTCTTGACGAGAGTGACGACAACTCTGCAATGACCGGATACATGAACATCAATTGGGAAGTGTTTAATGTTATGCCTAAGTTTTTAAGAGTTGTTGAAGGGATGATGGAGCAGCAGGATCATCAGGTGGTAGCAACAGCCGTTGATCCCTCCAGTACAGAAGAAAGGGAAGTGGCCAAGCTGAACATGGCTTTTAAAATGAGGTTCAAAAAAGAAGTTCAAGAGATTGAGAAGGCAATAGGAATAATGAATCCTTCGGAGTTTGTCCCCGACTCAATGGAAGAACTTAACATATACGAAGGCGCCGGAGGTTTTAAACTGGCAAAGGAAATCGAGATTGAACAGGGTCTTGATTACTCGTTTTATATCAGTTCATGGAAGGAGATCAAGAAAAAACTCATCAGGGATGCCTGTGTAATCAATTGTCTTGCATCAAAAGATTATACCGACCAATACACTAAAAAAGTCAAAGTAAGATATGTTGACCCTCAATATTTCGTAGGGGAGTTTGCAAAAGACGATCAGCGCAAACTTATCAACGGTGGCGAGATAATCCAGGTTCCGATAACCGATCTTCGTAAACTTCTTGATATCCCTGAAAACGAATTGAGAATGCTTGCTCAGGACTATAATGGGATCAGCGGGAACGCCTCATTATCATCATATGACTATTATGAGGAAACGAGGTCAAGCAACTATGACAGTTTTCTTGTTGACGTTTTGGATGCAGAATGGAAGTCCGTCAACTCCGAATATTATACTACCAGAAAAAATAAATATGGAAACATAGTGACCGGTAAGGATGAATGGGGTAGAATGCACGATACAGAACTGCGGAGAACATCTAAGTATGATATTCATGTTGTATTCAGAGGAAAGTGGATCATAGGCACAAATTATGTTTACGACTTTGGTTTGCAACATGACATACCACGTCCCGGAAAGAAAGAGGTTGAACTGTCATTTCATTTTTACCGGATACCCGGACGTTCTCTTGTGAGTCTTGCAGAAACGCACCTTCACCAAATGGCGCTTGCTTTCTACCGATTACAGAACGCTATTGCTCTTGCAAGACCTTCCGGTATAGCTATTGAGTTTACGGCACTTCAGAACATGGCGCTGGGCAAAAAGAAACTTGAACCCCTTGAACTCATAAAAATAGCAACACAGACAGGTAACGTCATTTACAGGGCCACAACTCACAGGGGACAGCCAAATAGTCCCGGAGGATGGAAGCCTATTCAGGAACTTGTCGGAGGTATTGGGCCGCAGCTTGACGAGTTCATAAAAGTTTTTGAATTTAATATTAATTCTATCCGGGAAATCACCGGAATAAATCAGATTGCCGATGCTTCAACTCCTAATCCAGAACAGTCAATAGGAGGGTCACAGATGGCACTTGCAGCAACAAACAACGCACTAAGGCCAATATACAGTTCTTATATTTTCATCAAAGAACAAACAGCAAAAAATATTTCGCTCAGGATGCAACTCCTTATAAAGCACAACAAAGAGGCTTACGATGGTTATATGCCAGTGATAGGCAAGATAGGGGTGCAGATAATAAGTGTGGGCGCCGATGCTGTTGATGCAGATTATTTCATCAAGTATGAGGCCAAACCTACTGAACAGAGAAAGATGGCTATTCTACAGGCGGCTAATTCCGCAATGGTCCCGGACAAAGATGGTGTAGCAAGTCTTTACTATCCTGACTTTTTGATGATAGAAAGGCTTCTTGAAAGCGGAACATTGAAGTTTGCTGAGGCTTATTTGAACTACCGCATACAGAAGAACAAAGAGAAACAGATTCAGCTTCAAAGAGAGAATATGGCTATTGACAGCCAGAGGGAACAGGCGGCAGTACAGGCAAAATCTGAGGCTAAGATAAAAGAGGATCAGTCAAGTATTGCTACTGAACTTCAGATATACGAAGGAAAGAAAGCTATTGACGAGAAGTATGCTCAGTTGCAGCACAAGCGAGACTTGGAGAAGTTGGGCAAACAGAGCCAGATGAATATT